GCACCGAAGGCTCGCCAGATGGATTGGTTGCGGTAGCGTCAAATTTCCGCGAAGTCTGGGCGTTTGGTACTAACTCAATTGAAGTCTGGTACGACTCAGGCGCAACCGATTACCCTTTGCAACGCATTCAAGGCGCGTTTAATGAGTTAGGTTGCGCTGCACCATTTTCCGTTGCCAAGATGGACAACGGAATGTTCTGGCTTGGGCGTGACCGGCGCGGGCAGGGTATGGTCTACCGCGCTAATGGCTACACAGGCCAGCGAATCTCAACCCATGCGGTTGAATGGCAAATCCAGCAGTACAGCAACATCTCTGACGCGATCGCCTACACTTACCAACAAGGCGGACATTCTTTTTATGTTCTGACATTTCCGTCCGGCAACGCCACTTGGGTGTACGACGCAGCTACGGAAGCTTGGCATGAGCGGGCTGGCTGGGTAAACGGCGATTTTACGCGGCACCGCAGCAACTGTCAGATGGCGTTTAACAATCAGATTGTTGTTGGCGATTTTGAAAACGGCAATTTGTACGCCTTTGACCTAGACGTTTACGCCGACAACGGCAGCATCCAGAAATGGTTGCGCTCTTGGCGGGCGCTACCTACTGGGCAGAATAACCTAAAACGCACCGCGCACCATAGCCTACAACTTGATTGCGAGTCTGGCGTAGGACTAAATTTATACCCCGGATATGACAGTGAAAATATAGACACTGAATCTGGGTTAAATCTTGTGGCTGAATATGTGCAAACATTTTTGGCTACTCAATCAGGCGTTACATTGACCACCGAAGCAGGGGATGGTTTTGAACCGCTTGGGCAATACGAACTATCAGATACTGACATCACTGGGTATGAAATTGTTACCAATTCATACCCTGCTGCACCAGGTTACAACCCCGAAGTTATGTTGCGTTGGTCTGATGACGCAGGGCACACTTGGTCAAACGAACATTGGTCACCAGTTGGTAAGATCGGCGTCTATCAGCATCGGGTGTTTTGGCGGCGGCTTGGAATGACCCTAAAATTGCGTGATCGAGTCTACGAAATCTCGGGTACAGATCCGGTCAAGACGGTTATCATGGGCGCAGAGTTGATTTTGAGCGGCACAAATGCCTAATGTGACGCCAATCACGCCGCCGCGTGTACCGCTAGTTGATCCGCGCACGGGGTTTATTGATCGTGCTTGGTATTTGTTCTTTCTGTCGTTAAACAACGCGGCTGTAGAAGTCTACGACAACCCTGCCGTTGGGCCTAGCCCAGAGACATTGATTGCGTCTTACGACGCCGCGCTTCAAGAGTTAACGCAGAACGTAGACACTCAACAATCCCCGGTGTCTTTGCTGCCGCAAATTGCGGAGTTACAAAAACAGATTGATGGGTTGCAGGTTCAGCCGATTGTGGATGTTGGTGCTATCAACTTGGCTCTTGCTGCCTCATCCAGCGCACCAGTAACGTATACGGCAGACTTTTCGGTTGCGGCTACAGATGTATGGATCATCAACAACAAGTCTGGCTCGTCTTGCACCGCCACGCTGCCCGCCGCGTCTGGCTATTTAGGCCGAGTTTTGTATTTCCAGAATTACCAAGTGCAGACGCTGATCTCGGCGTCCAGCAACGTAGTGGCAATTGGTGGTGGTGCTGCTGGCACTTCAATCCTGCTGGCAAGCGCAGGGGATCAATGTACTCTTGTTTCTAACGGTACAAACTGGATAATGATGCAATACGTACCTAACAATATTCTGCTTCTGGAGTAACTGATGGTTACCGTCAAAGTCCTAGTTTCGGCAAAGTTTGCCGAAAACACGCAAACAACCCAGTACACCGCAACTGGCGTTACCGCAATCATTGACAAGTTTACGGCAACCAACATCAGCGCGTCTGCTGCTACAATTTCCGTCAACTTGGTCACAGTAGCTGGTTCTGCCGGAAACACCAACTTGATCACAAAGACCAAGACGCTTGCCGCGTCTGAGGTCTACACGTTCCCAGAGTTGGTCGGGCAAGTTCTAGGGGTTGGCGACTTTATCAGTACAATTGCAGGTACGGCCAGCGCAATCAACATCCGAGTTTCTGGGCGGGAGGTAACATAATGGGCTGGGGTCAACTTTTAGGTGCAGCGGCAGGTTATCTTCTTGCTCCTGCAACTGGCGGCGCGAGTCTGGCGTTAACGGCTGCTGGCCTTGGCGCAGGTTTGGGTGGGGCTGCTGAAGAAGCCTTGGGCGGCGGCGCAACTGGCGCGGCTAAAGACGCCGCTCGAATTGCAAATGAGGCTTCAGATCGTGGATTGGCGCTACAGCGGCAGATGTACGAAGAAGGCATTGCGCGGCAAAAGCCTTTTTATGAAGCGGGCGTCAATGCGCTACCGGGGTATTTGTCTGGCATCCAGCAGGGCGGCGAACTGGTTCGCGGCTTTACACCCGCAGATTATCAAGCTGATCCTGGCTATGCTTTTCGGTTGTCCGAAGGCATGAAAGCGTTAGATCGTACTGCTGCGGCTCGCGGTGGTTTGCTATCTGGCGCTACCCTCAAAGGAGCGCAACGCTACGGTCAAGATCTTGCTTCGCAAGAATACCAGAACGCTTACAACCGATTCCGCGACACGCAAGGCTTGCAACGTAACGCGCTTGCGGGCGTTGTTGGGTATGGCCCTTCATCAGCTAATGCTATGACAGGCGCGGGTTCAAATTACGCGACTAATGCTGGCAACGTAATGGCGGGTCAAGGCGAAACAACAGCTAACGCTTTGCTGTACGGTCAACGCGCTAGAGAATCGGCTTACGGTCAAGCGGGTAGTTTGTTGGGTAAATATCTTGGCGGCGGTGGTAGTAATTTTGGTAGTTCTTCCGCATCACCTACAGTCGGGTATCAAGACCCGTATGCACAATTCCGCTACGGTGATTTTACTTAAGGTCTAACCATGCCAGTTAACTTTAATCTCCTAGCTCGTCAAGGCCCAGCCAATTTTGCCGAAGGGTTGATGCAGGGTCAAGAACAGCAAAATGCTTTGATTCAAAAACAGCAAGAACAGCAGAACGCTTTGTTTCAGCAACAACAGCAGCGTCAACTTGGAAACATTCAACTGCGAAATGCGTTGCGGGCAGAAGAAGAAGCACTTGCAGAGTCAGAAGCCGCAAGAAGTTCATCGTCATTAGAAGATTTGGCTAGACGTCAGCGCCAAGCGGGTTTGGGCAAACAATCACTTGCTACTGAGGCCGCGATAGCAAAACAGCGTGCTGATAAAGCTAACGTCGCAAAAACGCAAATTGAGTTACTAAAAGCATCTGCTGGACAGATTATGGCTAATCCCGAATCTGCTGTTCAAGTGCTTACTCGATTTGGTCAGATCACAGGCATGGATATGTCTGATGACATCGCGCAGATTCAAGGTAAAGATGTTGAAACCGTTAGAAATTGGGCTGCAGGTCACGCTTTAAACGCTGACAAATTGTCTGAATACACTCGTGCTCAAAATGAAGCCGCTCAAATTCGTCCACAGCCTCAAATCGGCGCAATGCCATCAGTCGGTGCGCCAGCGGCAACTGAGAACGCTTTAGGGACTCCTGTAACCGGTGTTTCTAACGCAATGGTGTCTCAACCAGCGCTCGCCGCAACAACAGCGCCAGCAACAAATTTTGGAAAACAAAGATTAGCTTCGGTTGAAAAAGAAATTGGTGATATGCAAACTGTTCTTGCCAGCTTCCCAGGAAACAAAACGGCTGCTGATAGGCTTAAATCTGCGGTTGAGGAGCGGTCTAAATTAGTTTCAGAAGATCTTGCGTCTCAAAGATTTAGGCTTGAGCAAAAAACCGCGATTGAATATGTTAAAACACCTAAAGGTGTTATTAAAGTTGATAAAGTTAACGGCACCTCGGAGTTTGTTCTTGGGCCTGACGGGAACCCAGTCATGGATGTCTCTGCGGCTCAAGCAGCGGAAACAGGTAGATCAAACCTTGAGCGGGAAAAAGCTGATAAAGCAAGACTTGAGCTTGAACGTCAAAGGGTTGCCTTACAACGACAAGCAGATGCTCGAGCAGAGTATCAAGCCAGACAGCCAAAGTTTGACGCAAGCGCAGGTGGTTTTGTTTATTTGCCAAGCAAAGAAAACCCACAGGGCAAAATTGTTCAAGTTCCAGGAATTGAAGGCAAACCGCCAAATGAAGCTCAAGGCAACGCAATTGCTTATGGCGTTCGCATGGAAGGTTCCAACAAAATTTTGGAAAGTTTAGAAGGAAAAGGGGTCACTTCTGGTGGTAAGATCAAAGGTTTTGTATCTGGTACTTTGGAAGCATTGGTTCCATATCAAGGTGAAAAACTTGCTGCCGGTGCTGAAAGCTTTTTGAGACCATTCCTTTCTAGTGAAGCTCAAAACAACTACGAACAGGCCAAAGAAAACTTTATCACTGCAGTTCTTCGTAAAGAATCTGGCGCTAGTATTAGTCCTGCTGAATTTGCAAGGGAAGAAAGAAAATACTTTCCTCAAGTTGGTGACAATGCAAGCACTATTAAGCAAAAGCAAGAAGCTCGTAGGTTGGCAATTAGTGCAATCCGGCAAGTTGCCGGACCGTTTGCCAAAAATATTGACGCAATTTCTTCAGGCGCTGCCGGTGGTCCGTCTACTGGTGCTGCAACTGGTGCTGATCCGCTTGGGTTATTTGGGAAAAAATAATGCCTTCAATTTTGGAAATCCGAGAAAAATTTCCGATGTATTCGGAAGTTCCAGATTTGGAATTAGTTGATGCGTTGCATCAAAAATTCTACTCGTCAATTCCAAAGGCAGATTTTTACAAGCAAACTGGAATCGCAGGGACTGCAAGCCAGATCCCTGGCACGATTACGTTACCACCCAAGCAAGAAAAAGAATCTTCTTTTATGGCTCGCGTGGCTGGTCTTCCAGAAACCGCTGCGACCATTATTTCTGGTGGTGCTAGTGGGTTAGCGGGACAAGTCGCTGGTATTTTTGGTGGCAAGTTAGGTCAAGGACCCAACGTCAAGTTGGCCGAAAAGGTCATGGAGGCCGGAACTTATCAACCTACCGGCGAAGGCGCACAGGCCAACCTTCAATCGCTTGGTGCTATAGGTTCCGCACTTCCTGCTTTTTCTCCCGTTATTGGGCAAGCAGGACAGATTGCTCAAACAGCCAACGCGCTTGCCGCTCGCGCTACGCCAGCAGCACAACGCGCCGTTCAAACTGTACAGAACGCTCTGGTACGGACGCCAGAACAACGAATGGCTGGTGGTGGCGCAGCGTTGACGCAAGAAGCGTTGCTACGGGCAGAACGCGCTCAACGTCAGGGCATCCCGTTGACTAAAGGTGAGCAACTGCAAAGTCTGTCTCAACAGCAACTTGAGCAAGATTTGATTAAGTCAGGCGAGCCTAAGTTGGTGGCCCCGCTGACCAATCTCAAACAGCAACAGCAAGAAGCAATCGGTCGACAATTTCAGAAACTGACCGAAGCTACTGGCGCACAAATGGCTGATACCGACCCTATATTTTTGCGGGAAATTGGAAAAATTGTTGATAAGCCTTTGATGGCTGAATACCAAAGATCATTTAATAACTTTAAAGATAAATATAAGCTTGCGGATACTTCAGGTGAAACATTAGCGCCAGCTCAATACAAGCCAATTATTGATTTTATTGAATCAAAAACGGTTACCGAAAGAGAAAAACTTGATCCTGTTTTGAGTGCGGTTGCAGAGCAACTTGTTAAAAACGACCCGGAAGGGACTAAGACAGTACCAGTCAGAACAATGGACGATATTTACCAATTAGTCGGTAAATATCCAAATTCCGCTCATAGCAAAGAAATTAAAAATCTTATAGATCAAGCCACCGAAGGCGTCGGTGGAGATTTATACAGGCAAGCTCGCGCAGCTCGCAAGCAATTTGCCAAAGAATTTGAGGATGTTTCTGCCGTTGCTGGATTGGTTAGCAGTAAAGGTGAAGACAGAAAAGTTCGTATCTCTGGAATTTTTAATGACATAGTGCTTGATAGTTCCTTGGAAGATTTGCAATCAATCACCAAGTTGCTCAAACGCGCAGGGCCAGAGGGCGAACGTGCCATGAGCGAACTGAAGGGGCAAACAATTCAATGGCTCAAAGGTCAAGCTACTGGCATTAGCGGAATCACAAAAGCTGATTCTTTGCGTAGGGCAATTGACAAGTTAGAAATTGAAGATAAATTGACCGAGTTGTTTGGCAAGTCTGGCCGTGAGGAAATTCTTGACTTACGCGATACAATCAAAGACGCGTTAGTTAAAAAATCAGGCGCTGAAAACACTTCAAATACAGCTAACGCAGTATTGCGCGGGCTGGAAAAAATGTCTGCATTCAGAATTCCTGGCGCAAAAACGCTTGCGGAAATGAAGCAAGGGTCTATCACCAAACAACAGGCAAAAGAAGCGGCAACCTTCAACGCCCTTGCCCCAACCAACCAAAACAAATTGGTCCCATGATGGTTACATTATCTGAAGTTGATCACAAGATTGACGCCCACGTAGATGTCTGCGCGATTCGGTACGAAGGTATTGAAAAAGAAACACGGGGTATCCACGCCCGGATCAAACGCCTAGAGCAGATCTTGGTCACCGGCTGCGGGTCAATCATCCTGCTGTTGCTGACCATACTGACTAGAGGTCATTAAACGGTAATCGTCAGTTCGTAAGATGAAGTTCCTTTTCTTGGAGCCTCACATGAAAGACGACATCCTTGCCGCGATTAATGACTCTGAGCCAGTTGATGCCCTGAACGCTCTGTTCTCGGTCGCCTTCTTGGTTGCCAAAGCATCAAACATCAACGAGTTCACGCTGTCCTCGCTCTTCTCCTCAACCGCCGACGCTCTCTTCCAAGCTCACGTTGAAGAAGAAGACGAAGAAGAAGTTGAAGCAGAAGAGTTTGAC